CAAGCATGTTGCTGTAGATACTGGTCAAGCTGGTCAGTGTCATGGAGTTTAATGTTGACGTGACTTGGTTCATCAAGCCAGTTACGTTGGCTCCGGCTGCGGTACCCAGTAGGTCGTTGATGGTAAAGGTGCCAAACTCGCCTGTGCCTGTAGCAAAAGAAGTTTGATAGTAGGAAGTTGTAGCACTAGGTATCGGCTGAGTTAGGTCCTGAACCAGGAGCAAGCCTTTGAGTGTTTCGATATCGGCGGCTGCTTGTGCTAGTTCTGGCAAGCTAGAAGTTTCAATACCTTTTATCTGTGCCAATGATGCTACTACTGCTCGCGTAGACACTGCTTGGGCTGGAGGAATAATTTTGGCCAGCTGATCGCACCCAGTGGGATTTTGTGTGATAATAGCAGGATTGACAGTGGCATCGGCATCATATATCAGTGCAGAGCCATTGAGTGTGGGCGTGAGCAAAGAAGGATAGCTGTTGGGAAACACACGCACAGGATCCAACAACTGGCTCATGTTTACTGTAGGATTGGTAGAATCAAACCCGAGTGTGGTAATATCTAGTATATCCAAAACATTTTGAAGGCCTTCTCCTGTGACTTGACTCATTCCTTGGTAGGCTTTCTTTTGTAGTGAGTCAAATTGAGTCTGTGTCAAGGTCGTGTTGCCCGATGGGGTGGCCAATTGATCAATTTCTTCCGGTGTAAGACCTGCTGCCAGCAAAGCTGTTTCTACAGAAGGAATAGTACCTTGTGCAATTCCAGCTTGCCTGGACAGTTGTTGTAACAGTCCAGTGGGGGTAAGAATCAGTTCTAAATTTGCAAGATTGTATGCATTGCCTAGGTTTACAAGATCAACCGACAATGCCGGCAATGCAAGGCTTACTCCGCTCATGTCACAGGTAATGAGATTGTTCATGTTGGTGAATGTGGGACCAAGATAGGTAGTAGCATTCACTGCACAATAGATCAACTCAGTGGTCTGTTGTTGATAGCCTGCAGCAGACGAAAATACTCCAGCAAACTGACTCAAATTACCATCGCCTAGGTATCTATCAGCAGTGTCTATGATCAAGTTGCCAAAGCCGCCTGTGACTGTTGTAGGAATAATTGGCTCGGTTTGCACTGACACCACAGTGTTGGCATATGCAGTGGGAATACTAGCACTCAGAGCCGGACATGTGTTGGCACTGAGTGTTTGCAAAGTGGTCACAATACTGTTGCTAACCCCCCAGGTATTGGCCAGGCTCACTGTGTCAATTAAATTTTCAACAAAGGTCAAGGAAGAATATGATGCTACTGCACTGGTCAGAGACACTGGTTTAGCAATACCAACGTTGGCCAACATGCCTGCGCCTGCTATCAGTTGCAACGGTGTATAACTCATCAACGGCCACCTACAAACACATTAGGTGATCCGCCAACCCTAGCATGGCCGCAGGTGTCAGCATTGGTAGTTACAACCACTGGTTTATTACCAGCCCTAACTGAAGCAACACCGCCAGCTGTTTTTTGACTCCCGTCATTATGCACAGTTTTTGATCCTTTTTTGCCGTAAGGAGGATGAGCAGTCACAGCCTGGCTCGGAATCATAATTGGCAGATTGTTTACACGTACTGAATCAACTCCGCCTTGGGCCACACCGTCACCGGCATTCTTGTCACCTCGTCGCTGTGCTGCTGGCATATTATCCTAGTATAAGTTTCTTTTCTGGTACTTTGATACCAGTTGTTGCTTCTAGGTATTTCATTTTGACTGAGTCATCAGTCTTGGATACCAAAGAAACGCTGTTAGTATTTAACCTAATTTCTTCCTTGGGATCTGCTGTGAACAAACTGGGCACAAGTCCCATGCCCTGTGGCCCAGGGGCAATGCTCACAGGTTCTTCAAGGATTAACCAGTCGCAGCCAGATTGTTTGACCTTGGCGACCATTTCCTCGCCTGAGTTCATTTTGAATGTGTATACTTGATTGTGTTCGAGTGCTAGTTGTGTCATTAGACGCTTTCTGTTAGTTTAGCTTTGAGTTCTGTAAATCCACCAATGAGTTCTCCGTCAAGGATAATCTGTGGTACTGTTCTGGCTGTGGGGATTGCTTCTAGCAATTCTTCTTTAGTATAACCATCTCCAATTTTGCGTTCTTCAAATGGTATACCTTTTTGTGTTAATAGTGCCTTGGCTTGATCGCAATAGGGACAGTGATATTTGCTCCATACAATTGCTTGCATTTTTATTTTCCTAATAGTTTCATCATTGTACGTACATGTACACGATCTTTTTCTTTTTCATCTTCGGGCAATTGATCATAAGGCACATGTTGTGCCGCATTATAGTCAGCCTTGGGATTACGCTTCATCCATTCAATGTGAATGTACTCTGCGGCTTTTTCCATGTCAGTAGAGAATTTGGCCACAGCGTCGGCGGCTGCTTTACCTGCGGCCAAGTTTTCCCTTTGCCAGTCTGGGTGAATCTTATCAAATGGTTGATTGATATCGCCTTCAGATCCGTCGCTGTTCTTTTTGATCCTGGGTTTTGTTCCGGTAGGATCAAAGTTACGACGCCATTCTTCGTGTGCTGAACTGGCAAATTGTGTGATAGGATCTTCGTTGATTTGCATCATCTCGTTAATTTTGTCTAAATGTTTTCTAATATCTTGTTGCATCATAATTCTGGTAACTCGTCGTAGTCTAGTGTATCGCTCATTACACCAATAACATAGTTGGTGCTTTCGTTTTCTTGCAAGGCTGTTTGTTTCTTGCTGGTGTCCACATGCTTGTTGAACCAGGGAATAGGAGTCGAACGTGGTGCTGTCTCCATATACTTGATACCAATTTCGTTTAGTGCGTTCTTGGCAGTGAAGTCCACAAAGTCTCTCAAGATGTTGGCGTTGAGTCCGATTACTGGACCGTGCTTGAACAAGTAGTTGGCCCAGTCTTTTTCTTCACGAATAACATCTAGGTACATTTGATACACTTCGGCTTCACAGCGAGTTTTGGCCGCAGCAAAACGCGGATCTTCTTTGACCACTTGATTGATCATCCAACCGGTCCATTCCTTGTGCATGATTTCATCTTGTAGAATCAAACCAATAATATTGCCGTTGCCAATAAAGATACGGTTCTCTACCATGGCCAGGCTGGTGGCAAAACTTACCATGAAGCGGAATGCTTCTAATGCGTAACTGGCATTGAGTGCAAGCCAGATGGCATCAATGTGTTCCGTTTCTGTAACTACACTGCCTGTTTCTTTGCGGCAGTTGATCACATGTAACTTGTCATAGTAGTTGCCCACGCTGGATGCCATGTCCGCAATTTCTTGTGTGTCGTGAATGGTGTTGAACACATCCTTGGGCACGTTGTAGATGTTGCGAATGATGTGACTGTAGCTGCGACTGTGAATGTTGGTTTCAAAGAAGCTCCAGTTGTACATGACCGCTTCTAGCTCAGGGATTGAACACACTGGTGTAAAAATCTGACTGGGGCCACGACCCTGCAAACTGTCCAGTGCTGTTTGACGCAACAGGTTTGATGTAAAGATGTGTTTCACAGTGTCACTGGCATCCTTGAAGTCTTGGCTGTCCTTGGTCAAGCTGACTTCTTCAGGCACCCAAAAAAATCCACGAGCCTCTTGTTCAAACTTGGCCAGCTTGTTGTACTTGACTTCTTCGAAACGTTGGATTGTAACTGGACCTGCTGGGTCCAGAAACATCTTGCGGCTTAGATAGTCTGTTTTTGTTTTTAAATTGTATTGTTGTTTGCTCATTTATAATTTCCTGTTATTCATTTTTTTCTTCTATGGTGTAAAACCAATCATCTCCTGCACTCCACTTGCGTGTGCCATCCACTGTAAATATAGTCTGTGCGGCTTTGAAGTCTGGAAACTTAACATTACCAGAAATCAAACTTTGATCGTACCACAAGCATCGGTTGTTGGGCTGACAAGCAAACTGTCCGTTTTCTAAACGTATAAAGTTGAAACTCTTGTGTTCTTCTGCTACCTCAGTAAAGCCTGTGTCCACATCCATTCCATCAGCACAAAAGTCCACAGTAAACAAATAGGTTCCGTGGTGCCATTCCCGATCCTTGCCTAGAAACTTAACTCCTAGATTACGTAATCCTATTTTTTCAATAATGGTAAAACGATAGCCCATGCAGTCCCAAAGCTGTAAGGTATCTACGGGCAAATTGCCCGAGTAGTCTTCCTGCCACACATAAGCATGAATAGGTAGTTTGTCATAGAGTGCACCGTAATTGGGCAACAATGATTCTATACGGAACACTTGTCCACGTAGTGCTTTGAGACTGACCCATATGGCAGGTTCTAATTCGCCGTGACCCTTTTCAAAGTTATAGAGAAATTCTCGTTTGATCCAACACTTGATGGGTGGTAACGATCCTACGATATAGCTCATTTGTAGTTCCCTGATGCAAGTACTATCTTGCAAATATGTTCTAGTCTTTCAATATGCTCGTAAGCACGCCACGGGCTGGTGTCTATGGCCACAACGCCGTGTCCCTTGATACCCACTATGTCATAAGCAATCGTGCCGTTGTTGTCTAATTGTAACATCTTATGACACTGGTCTGCAAGCTCTTGACTGATAGGAGGCACATCTCCCACGTTGGG